AACGTGATGTCCTCAAATCGAGGATAAGGGTTTTTGCGAAGCTCGACGAATCGTTCGGCGACCGCCTCAGCGTCTGGATCGTCATGGATGCGAGGATTGCCCGATCTGGCAAATAGACCATAAGTCGCTTGCGAAGCCGTGTCCTCGTATTCGTAGGACGTTCCAAAATTGTTTTTATAGTTGATGATAAAGTTATTGCATAAATCGCCCTGGCGTGTGACGGTTCTGATATTGGCAGCGATGGCATGGTTTCCATTGAAATTGGTAAAGCCTACGTTGCCAAGTTCGATTGTCCGGTGTGCTGCGTCAGCGTAAGAAATGCGCCCCTGGGCATCTTCGTAAAGGTAGCCTAGCCCCGAGTTAGCAATTTCTGAAACGATGGAATAGGCATTGATTGGATCTGCGCTTCGGCTAATCATTTCATATTGACCACCGTCGATCGAACCCACGCCTATGTTTTCCGCGTTCTGCCAGGTTTCGGTCGCTGGGTAAGTAGACCATTGTTGCGAGGCTGAAACCTCGTTCCAATTGTTCAGAAGCAAATCGCTCAAAATGGTCAGGATTTGCGCGCCGTCCTCGTCCTTGACCAGCGAACCCGACCAGACCATGTTCTGAATCTTGCTCAAAGCTCCGAGGGCATAAATGTTGACGGTAGTGACGACGGCAGCCGATCCGACGTCCTGGACACCTACCGAGAAATCAGAAATCCTGCCACCAAATATCGGAATGTAACTGTTAGCACTATTTTTGACCTCAATGGTGATCGATGTGTTGATCGTCCAAGGATAACTCTGATTCGTCAGGTTGAGAATTGTGAGGTTGCAATAGCCAGCCTGCGCTTGGTTATTGATGTCGGTTCTGCCGGTGGTAATCGTGAAACCCACCAACGTAATGTCGGTGACTTCCGTTCCATTGGCGAATACCTTGTATTCAGGCGTCCAAGCCGTCATGTGACTAGCAACCCACCAATAAAGCCGCCGCCACCGCCGGTTCCGCGAGCTGCGGATTCGGTAAGGACTCGGGCGATTTGGCGTGCGGTCCCTTCCGAGTCGATGGCTCCGTTGACCGTGATGTTATTCGTTACCGGTGCGACTGCGGCGGTTGGTGCGCTCGCGGTTGGAACGCCTCGCTCGACTGCTCGGATTGATGGCGCAGAAGGTGCGAATGAACCGCCGGACGGTGCTGCGATGGTAGGAATGTTAGGAAGTAGCGGAATGGCGTTGTAAGCCCTAATGAGAGCGTTGATGCCCTTGATTGCACCTTCGACGGTTGCGCTAATCACGTCAACGACCTTACCGATAATATTGATAACTCCCTGAGCGATGACGCCTAAGCCTTTCAGCACGCCACCGAGAACCGTGCCGAGTAACGGTGCAACGTAAGTCTGAATCAAATCGGCAAATCTGCGGAAACTGTCCTGATTAGCAATAACCGCCGATCGGACGCGGTTGAATAGGCTGACCGCACCTTCAAAGACCGGTGTTAGAACGGTTTTGACCGTTGTGACGATGTGATTGATATTCGCACCAAGTCCGTTCGCACCACCGAATGAATCGGTGAATCGCTGAATGACGGGAAGGATATTGGCATTGACGAAGTTGATAAGTCTTTCAAGGATTGGAAGCAAGGCGAACCCGACCGACTCCTTTGCTTCGTCAAAGCCTACTTTGAGACGATCGAGACGACCCTGGAACGTGTTAGCGGCTGCGGCTGCCTGACCCTGGAACGTCTGTCCTAATTTCTGGGTTATTTGGTCAAATGAGAGCGTTGCCACCTCAGCCTTAGATAAACCTACCCCGAGCCGAGTTAGACCGCCTAGATTGCCTTCCTGAGCCTTTGAAAGGGCTTCTGTGACCGCTTGTAAGGACTTACCTGAACCTGCGCTAACGTCCAGGGCTAGGGCTTGCAGCTTCTGAGCCTTCTCCAAATCGCCGGTCGCTCTGACGAGTCGATCCAGGCTTGGTCGAAGCTGATCATCCGCGACGCCGGTAGCGAGTGCGGTTTTCTCGATGAATTCCTCGGTGGCTGCGACCTGAGCTTCAGTTGCACCGGTGACGTTGACGATGGTTCGGCGTAGCGATTCCTGCGCCTTCTCATCCTCGATTGCCGCTTTGACTCCATCGACGGCGAGCTTGACTGCGTAGGCTCCTGCGGCGGCTGCGGCTGCGGCGAATGCTAGGGCTGCCTTCTTGCCAAATTCCGCGACCTTGTTGCCGAAGGTTTGAACTTCCTTCTCACCCTGACCGAGTTGCTTTTTCAGGTTGTCGACATCGGCAAGGATGGAAAGTTTCAGCGTGCGAAATTCAGCCATTTCAAGTCCACTTCTTCAAAATGCGATCAAAGGCTTCGACCCATTGGGCGACTAATTGAGGCTGAATGCGACGGAGTGTCGGATAGATGAAGTATCCAGCGTTACCACGCCCCGAGGATCTCGGAGTGCGCTTTGGAAACTGTGTGAATCGATTAGAACCGAACTCAAAACCACGCCATAGTTCTTTCGTCGTGCCACCACCGCTAAAACGCTGAGAGGCGAACCCATAAGAGAATTCACCGACTTTTGAGGTGCGGCTAACGCGCACACCATCCGCGATTCGCCGAACCGCGACCGGATTGACTGTGCGAGTGAGCGCGGCTTTTCTGACTTCGTGTGCCGCATATTGCGCCAGCTCATAACCCATTTTCTTAGCTTCGTCGGTTGCTTGTTCGTCCATCGCTTTGAATGCGCCTATGACCGAACGCAGTTCCTTCTTATCGAAGGCTAAGGCTGGCTCGGTCACTTGCGCTCCTTCAATACTTCTAGAGCGGTCAGGATGTCTGATGCATCCGTCCACTCACTCATCGGAATCCTGGTCGCTATCGCCAATTCGACGATGAGCCGGCTCAGGCTTCCGGTTGGGTGACTTTTGGGTCGGACTCACCTGCCGCGACGTCCTCAACCGTGAGGCTCCAGACGTCGAAAGGTTTCACCGGTAGTCCTGCCGCTTGACGCTTGTGAGCGTGATACGCCAAAAACATAAGATCCCAGATGCCGATATTGCCTTCGGCGTGCGTGATCTTGTTGCCGGTTTCCCTTTCCCACTTAGCCCACTCCGGCGGTTGCGCGGTGTAGGTTTCGATCAATCCCGACGTGTATGTGATTGTGATTGGTAGTTTCATATCCCGATTCTCCGATTAGCTAAAGGACTCAGCCGGAACGCCGATGACCTGGAACTCAAATGTTACTGTCTGCGCGTCGTTTCCGCTTCCACCTGCTGACGGCCAGGAAGGAAGAATCTGGAAAGTAAAAACCGCGCCTGATGCTGCGGTGAACACGGTGCTGATTCCGGTGTTCGGTGCTGACTCAGCGACGCCCCAAAGGATCTCGCAAAGAGAACCGGTAGCACCCCAATCAGCGAGCATTTCCACCGAGAAGGTGAAATTATTGTCGAGAACTTTGTAGGCTTTGCCATCGAGTGTCTCGTAGGTTTCGCGAACCATTTCGCCGCTTAGAACGGCTGAGGTCGCCTGAGCGTCGAAATTGTTACCACCGATAGTGAAGGTAACATCGCGACCGGTAATTACGGCGGTAGGCATTTCTGCTCCTTAGTTTTGGAAATAGGTTGAAACCCGAATATCAGCGACGAGCTGATTTGCGGATCCCACCTGTGTGACTGTGGGTCGGTTGACCTCTCCGACGATATAGCCGGATGGCAGATTCGTCAGAACGCTAGTGATGAGTTGTTCCAGATTGTCGAGCGCGGCTGCGTTGCTTGCATAATTGACGCCCACGGCGAGAACCATATTCACGCGTAATCTCAGGGTTGCTTTGCCGATTGTTTCGATTTCCAAATATGGATCATCGGGAACGAACGACACGTGAGGAACCTGTGGAGCCTCGGGAACGTGGTCGTAGATATTGGCAGGAACCGCAGCGAGCGAGGATTTGAGCGCGGCGCGAACCTCGGTCGCGATCGTCATAGGGCGATTGACTCCTGGTCGATGTGCTTACCGAGAAGCCCTGAAACGCGGTTGAAAAGGCTGCGTCCGAGTCGGAATGGCGTCACCTGAAAATCGACGCCTTCAATCTGACCACCAACTGCGCTCCGTGATTGGAAAACCTCGGTGGCGACCGCTAGAACCGCCGACTCAACCTCTGGAACGCCTACGTAGGTGCTCGCGCCACTCAGGGTCGCAGTTCCAGCCGGAATTAGGTTCTTTTTTGCGATGTCGGCATTAGTGATCGCCACGCGGAAGGTCGTATCGCTAAGACCGTCTGCGAGAACGGTGTGAGTGCCGTTGAAAGGTGAGCCAGCATTCGCGATGACGACGCTCTGACCTTCGTTGAACACCTGAACGGCGTCGAAGGTAAAGATTGCTTGATTGTCTTGCAATTCGACCGAACGAATCGGGCTGGAGTATTTGACGAGCATCGGAAGCACGACATTCTCAGCCGTATCGATGACGTCCTCCAAAATAGGATCCGAGTAAAGCGAAACGGAGACACCGAGGACTGCGCGAAGTTGACCTACGCTGATGATTGTCGGCACGTGTGCTCCTTTCGGTTAGGGATCCTGGGTGGGCTCGGGATCACACCCACCCAGGACTATTCGATCGTTACTAGC